AACAAATCCAATACCGTGCGCACATCCAACGGAGTAATGTCCTGCGTAATGTTGTCATTGATGCGGAGGTTAATCTCTGTGGTTATCTGCGACCTTGTTGACATATCCTATTTTTTAAGCAAATCCTGATGAGAATGCACTCTGTTTAAATGCAAATGGTGGAATGGCAATACTACCGCCACCGCCACCGGGGAAACCCAATAATCCTGATGATATTTTTTTGAGTTTTGCATACTGAATCAAGTCCTCGATTTTGCTTTCGTCAAAGTTAAAGATTTTTCCGTTTGCTGACATATCCCCGAATGCATTTTCTCCGCTATCAACCATGAGCATCAATAGGTCATCCATGCGCCCATAGGTTTGAATCAATATGTCAAAAATGTTCTGCATCGCTTGCCCTTGCTTTGTTTTCAAGGTGCTATCAATGACTGATGATGCTGTGATAGTGCGTGGTGGCAGCTTGTATAGATTTGCATCGTAATTTATCAACTCACCGCCCTGTAATGCATAGGTGTATGAATTAATAAAAGGGTTGTCAATAAGAAGCTGCGGCAACCTTTCCAAATTACCATACACAACAATGCACACATCATTGATGTTTTGTCCTTTTATGACCCTATACTCGCTCACCTGTTACGCTGAATTGTAGTGAATTGCTTGATAAATCTTGCTGTGTGATGATAGATATGTTTTGAAAGCCATCGTTTATCAACTGCTCATAGATGATGCGCTCAATCGTTTGTTTTTGGTTAAATGGTGCGCTCTGATATTGCCCGATGGCAACACCTGCCAATGGATATTCACGCCATGTGCCGGGGCTTGCAAGCATCAAATCATCAATATGCTGAATGGTGCTATCACCCACAGCGTAATCACCATCAACGATTAGTTCATCATTGTCCTCTGCTATTAAAAAGTCAGTCGTTGCCATGTTTTACTTTCGTGTTTTGCAAAGTTATTGAATTGATTGGTTGCAATGCAGTTATGGATGCGTTGAATGCGTTAAGTCCTAAGCTGCCATCAATACCTGCTTGCGCTGTGTACGCTGCAATACATGCTGCTTTAATTGCATTTAAACCTGCATTAACCTGCGAGGCAATCTCATCTGCAATGGGTATTCCGCCATGCGTATCTCCGTTGAATTTTATTAATTCCGCATACAGGATATACTTTGCAAGGTCGGATGTCAGGATGATGAATGGTTGAAACTTTTCTGTTCTGCCAACAATTACAGCACTTCCAACCTCCGGAATTAATATCTGCCCATCGTTTGCTTCGGCTGACAAACTAACATTCGGAATCTCTGCCTCGCTCTTATCATTCAATGGTTGCACAACGCATGTGCGCTCATATTCATCAACTGAAATAACTTCACCAATGACAATCCAAAAGCTATCCAACGCCATCGGATTGCTGATTTTTCGTATCACCTCAATGATAGGTCTTGCATTGTTTCCGCTTTGTTTCATATTCCTGAATCTATCGTGTCCTTGCTTAATGTATCTACCCTCATGTCAATTTCAATCGTCTGGCGAAAGCCATTCATGCCGAAATTGATAGTGTTTTTCTTTGCCTTGTATGTTCCATTCCTATCGGGCAAAATCGTATCTCTTAGTATGATGTTATCTCCATGCCGAACAAAGGGCAAACCAAAGGTTGTAAACTCACCCTTGAATCCTTGATAGATTAATTTGTAAGCGTTTTTCTTGACCAAGTATTTCAACTCATCCAATGTGGTTGCAGGTAGATTTAAACTGCGCTGCTCACCTTGCCATCCTTCGGGCTTTGAATCGTACACCACAACATCACCAAACTGCCAAACCGCAAAACAAGACAATCTCTTTGTCTTTACTTTGGGCTTTCCATCCTTGCGTGTTCCGGTGTTAACAGCGACCTGTTCATAAGATTGTGCCTGAATCCCAAGCACTACATCATCGGTTCGGACATATTCAAGGTTATCACTTATGATGTTATCCTGAAAACGAAAAACATGCTCTTTCACATCATCAGTATAATACCTGAATGCACCTGTGTACAGCGTATCTCCTTTAAAAAATGTTTCAAATTTGTAATTTCGTTGAATCATCTCCAGCACCTGTGCAATGGTTTGATTCTGTGATTGAATAGGAGGATTTATTTTTGTGGATAATTTTTCACCGCTTATCGTGGTGTTTAGTTTTAATCCTGTTGGCTTCAATAATTCCTCCACCACTTCCTGAATGGTTTTGCCTGTCCAAACCTTATTTGGCGCAAGCGTTTGAGATAGCTTCCACATGTTGTCCATGCACTTAATAGTGATGGGCTTTTTGCTTTTTACCTCTGAAATATATCCCGAAAAAACCAAGTTCATCTCGGTCACTCGCTTGTTCACGCCTTGCGTTACATCGAAGTAGTTATATCCAAGTGAAATCTCAATCTTATCCCCTCTCATGATGATGGGTGATGTGTCCTGCTTGCCTCCAATGTTCTTTCCAAGCCATGAATACTGCTTGCCGTTCTTGTCAAGTACATAACACTTCTGCGGCATTACTATTTCCGCTGTGTCTGCGAGGTTTTCCCATGTCGAAACGACCTCAACACTATTGACGAAATCAAAAGTGAATGTATCGCTTCTATTCGGGTAAATTTTATTTCCCTGTTGCGTAATTTTTATGAATGATTTTAAATTAAGCATTCAGCTTGATGGTGAATGGTGAATCGCTTTTTGCGTTGAAAGAAAATCTCTGCATGCCGTACATGCCTTCCTCTTGCCCCAAATCAAAATCAGTTATCACTATCTGAAAGATGCCGAATATCTCGGTCAAGTACCATGAGTTGATGGTGATTTCCTGATTGCAGTTTGCAACCGCAAGCAAGTTCTCAACGACATTCAATGTATCTCCGCTCTGCGTTCCGTTGGTCTTGTTCGGGTATCTTCCATTTGCTCCTGCTATTACCCCTTTACATGTAATGTCATAATCACCATTGCCGATGTATTCCTTCACCGTTCCATCTCTGCCCTGTATCGGTGTGTAGATGATGTTTTTGATTTGTCTTATCTCGAATAAAACGCAATCAAAATCTAAGTTGGCAAACTTCACCCTTTGCCCGGATGATGTCGTGTACTCATCGGCAGCAATCGATAAATTACTCATCACAGGTGTACCCAAGAAGGATTTTCTTTCCACCTTGTTATCCTTGCCCTTGTCAGGTGGCATGAATGCCGAACGGATGCCAGCGGTAATCTGCTGAATACCGAACGCTTCGCCTATCTGATAAATTCTTTCAGGTATCTGATTATTCCTGTCAGGGATATAAATTCCATTAACTGCCATGTCTGTTTTTTTTAGTGTACACCTGCCATGCGCTGTGAATCATTCAATGCGCCTGTGAGCATTTCGAGAACCTTATTTGCAATTTGATTTTCACTTTGCTTTACACCACTTTCAATGTATATGTTTTCGCTTGCTTGCATCTTGTTTACGCTGATATTTATTTGCGTGTACTTCGGGGCTTCGGCTTTCGTCGCTCCTGCACCTGATAAAGCTGTCGATTCAACCATGCCCGTTTCAGGTTTTTGCACCTTGCCTTTTTCGCTGAATAGTCTTATCTGCCCCTCAACATCTCCCAATGCGCCTTTAATTGTTGCCCTTCTTCTTAGGTAATCTTTTTCGCTTATTTCGCCCTTTTTTAAATCATTGTATGCCTTGACCTGATACCTTAATAATGTCGCTTTGCTTTCGTATGCTTTGGCAATGTTTTCAGTTGCTGTGTTTGAAAACGCATACATTTTTCTTTCAAAATCTTCTGCCTGAATTAACTTGTAATATCCGGCATGATAGCCTGACAATAATCCAACCGTTTCATGCAATGCTTTTTCAAAGAAATTAAACTGCTGCGCTCCGTTTTTTGCAAAGTTTTCATACATGCGGTTTGCCTCTGCAAAATATCTTGATAATGCAGATACTGACTGCTCAAGCAAATTTGTTATCCCTGCAATGATGCCCGTTTGACCTTTTCCGATGTTTACTTTCAACTGCTCAAATGAATCCCCAAGCATTGAAATTCTTCCACCAACGGTCTTGCTCTGCTCATCCATCATATTGAAGAACATGCCACCCTCTGCTGTCATGGACTGAAATGCTTTCTCAATATCGGCAAATCCTACCTTGCCCTGCTCAACAAGTTTTTGAACATTCTGCGTGGTGGTATTGTATTGCTTTGCAAGTTCTGCCACAACGGGAATACCTCGCTGTGTAAACTGCATGATATCCCTTGTGTATGCTCTGCCTTGTGTTTTTAATGTGCCATAGATGTAAGCAATATCGCCAAATGGAATCTTCAATGCAGAGGCAACATCGCCAAGCATTGCAATGTTTTTTGTAACGCTGCCTGCGGAAAATCCATAAGCCATCAACTGCTTTGTGGCATCCTGTACCTCAACTAAACTGAATGGTGTTTTCTTTGCAAGTTCAACAAGCTGCGATTCCAATGCCTTTGCAGACTGCACATCGCCATGCATCAATGTTCTTAATGATGCAGAAAAATACTCGTAGTTTTTTAATGATTCAACAACTGCTTTTCCAAACGATACAACACCTGCAATGCCAAGCCCAATGCCAAATGCAGACATGGTGCTGCCAATCATTCGGGAAGCATTTCTCATGTCCAATAAACTTTTATTGGTCTTTTTTACAGAATCATTTAGCTTGTCCGTTTGACCAGTCATCCTGCGGATGCCATCAGTCATCAGGTCACGCAAACTGACCGTATATCTTACATCGTTATTGATTGCCATTTTTTAGTCAAATTTATAGCCCTTTTGCTTCATTAGCCATTTGCATTGCACCCATAACCTACCAATCTCATCAGCATCTTTTTCTCTGATTTCAACATGAAAAAAATGTCGCACCCATGTTTCAATTCGCATGATGTACCCTTCATCTGATGATATTGCCTTTTCGTATTTTTCAACCGCTTCACTTATTTTTTTTTTACTTCGGGTATGGCATAAGATACAAGGTCTAAACAATGAACCAATGCACCCATGCGAAGTTCTTCATGCTCCTCTTTTTCACTCCAGAATCTTTCATCACTTTCTTCTTTTATTGCCGATGCATTGAAAAGATATGTTGCCGCTGCCATCTGTGATTGTGCAAACTGGTCGTATGCCATCATCTTTTCGTAAAACTGCGGGTTTTTTAATGACAAAAAGGCTTCCTCTCCATTTGGAAGAAGAAACCTTTTTATCGTTACTTTTCGATTGTATTTGGAAGTTAATTCCGCTTCTTTTGATTCAATTTCTTGTGGTTTCATACCCACAAAGATAATTGATTTTTAAGCAGAAACAATCTCGCCAATTACAAGTTCTAATTCAACATCCACAGATGTATCTCCTTGCGATGCGCTCATGTCAAAACCTTTAAACTCCACACTTTTCAGCGTGTCCTTTATTGGTGTAACACCTGTGCCAGCAGCGATTACAGGGATGTCGAATGGTGCGAAGTTGGCAATATCCTTGTTCGGCGCTGCAATGATTAAACGCTGCAATTCCTCACGCTTGATTGTGATGCTTCCCTCGTAAGTGACATTTCCATATCCACGCGATACAGGTTGATTTCCTGCTCCGTAGATATTCTCTTTTACTTGGTCTTTTTTGTAGGCGATTTTTGTTATTCCAACGATAGGAACACCCCCAACAACAAAGTTGAGGTTGCTCCATGAATAACTAACGCCATTTATCAATGTTGCCATAATTTTTTAAGCGATTGAAAGGGTGAATGTGTTCTTAATTGTGATGTAGTCAGCAACGCCAACAGGAAGGATATTGACTGCAATCTCAACTGCATTTGTTTGCAAAATCAACTGCAATGGGTCAATCAATACCTGATATGCACTTATTTCGGATGCTCTTACCATGCTGTCAAGCTGCTGTTCAACTGCGCTGCGGAATGTTTCGATTGTTACATCAGTCATTGTTCCATCAGCACTCAGAATTGTAGGTGATGATTGGTAAGGTATCATTCCTATTCTCTCTAACCTGCCAGCCTTTTGAATTGCCCGGTTAAGGTACAAAAAGCGATAGTCAGAAGATTCAAGTGTGCAAGTGTTCGGCTGCGTGTTGTATGTGCCAACGGTATCAACAATCTTGAATAGAAATGAATATCCATATGTCACCAACTGCTCGAGGATGCCAGCGGTGTAAGCTGCATCATAGGTTGTGCCATTGCTGAATGCAATGTCGTTCAATTCAATTCCGTTGGTCATGTTGTAAGCACCAACCCAAGACCATGAATCACTTACTTTGCTTTTTGCAAGCGTTCCAAGTTTAGCACCTAAATCTGAAAGTGATTTGCCTAATGACTTGTACAGCCATGCACCTACACCTGTTGTGCCTCCATCTTGTCCGATGGTTACGCCAACCATTTCGGAATCTAATCCTGAAAGGTCAACAAGGTTCGCGAGGTCAGATGTTGCACTAATTTCAGGGGCAAAAACAGAAACGATAGGTCTGTTAGCCGTGAATGCATCCTCACAACGCGCCTGAATAGCTGAAATCTGCGATGTGGCAAACGCTGTTTGCAAATCGTTCATGATACCTATCTGGCGAATTTTGCCTTGCGCAAAGTTCACTAAAGTGGTAATTTCAGAGAATGTGCCGCCATAGGTTGATGCAGGAATGTGAATGTATAGTTCTCCGTTTGGCATTGCCCTGAAAAACTCACTCACATGATAGTATAATGCAGCAATAGGTGAAATCGTGCCACCTGAAAATCCTGTTACTGTCGTGGCTATTGCTCCAACAATACTTGTCGCAAGATTACCTGCAAAAACACCATTGAATGCAGGTGCTACTATTGTCACAGTTGATGTACTTGCTGTTGCAGTATAGCCTGTGATGTTCGTGCGCGCATTTATCGCATTCCTGATGGCAGTTGCCACTTGTGTTGTGGTGGTATCACCTGCTACTTTGGTGTAAGTTCCCAAAATAACAACCTCGCCCTTTACATTTGTGTGTGTGACGGTGACCG